CGAGCCGACGAGGTCCTCGATTTGCGTGCCTTCGCGGAACGACACCTTCTTCAGGTCGCGGTTGGCGAATGCCGCCACGAGCGCCACCATGCGCCGACGATCCTTGCGGACGGTGTTTGAGAAGTTTCCGGCGCAGTATCGGCAGAATGCCACTGCGGACGGCTCGCTCGGCTGACTGTTCTTGATCTGCTCAATGAACTCGGAGAAGCCCGGCGCGCGTTGCGCGTACAAGTAGGTCCATTCTCCGGGCGCGATGTTGAGATCCCTGCGCATCTGATAGATGTTGTTCGCCTCTCGGTTGGCTGCGAGCACTCCGTCGAGATCAAGACCGGCCCATTCGAGGTTTTCCATCACCTGACCGCAGGAAATCGGGCTTCCACTGTGGTTGAGGTATAGATATCCGGCGGTCCTCCGAACATGAATCATCTTCCCGAGGGTTGCCATCGCGCGCGACAGCTTCGAATCGATCCCGTCAATACGGAACTGGTCCTCGACGCTGCGGCCGCGCGTCAGGCCGTGAGAGTTCACAACGGCTTCGCTGCAGTTCTCCTCGATGTACATGTACACCGACACACCGGCCTCGATCAGCGCGGTCAGCCGATGCTGACCATCCCACAACCTCCCGTGCGTGTCGAAACGGATCGCAGCCTGTTCGGGAACGAAACGGCCGGACAGGTATTCGGCCTTGAGCGCGTTGACATGGCCCCAGCTGATCGACCGATTCAGACGCGCATTGTCCAGCCATTGCCGCGCGATTGCTGGCGTAACCAGCACCTTTCGCATCTTCATGTTGTACCTCTTCTAGCTCACCCGGAGTTGTGAAACAGCCCCGCCGGAGCCGGGTGAACCCCGGCGGGGCCGAAGAGGAGTCGATTAGTCTTCCTGCGGCATTTCCTCGGCCGTCGTCGCCTGGACGCGGTCGCCGAGATAGCAGAACAGGTGGCCGAGGCACAGGCGCAGCGCGCGGCCCGATGCACGGGTGACGGCCATGGCGCGCCGGGCGAACAGGTCGCGCTTCGCCCACATTCGCTCGTCGTCGGCGCAGATGGCCGAGCCGCGGCCGATGATGGCACCCGTCTCGATGTCAACGACCTCGCAGACCGCCTCGAAGGCGCCGACGCCGGCGACCTCGACGCGGGTGCAGCTCACCTCGCGCACGGTGTACCCCATGCCGTTGGCGACGAGCGTGGCGCCGGCGACGGTCACGTACTGCTTGCCTTGGAGGCTCACCGTGTACCGCTGGAGGACTTGGCCGGCGAGAGCCCTGACGATGCCCACCTGGTGCCGCAACGGCCCCAGCGCGGTTTCTACGGCCGTTTCCGGCTTCGTGGTGGTGAGTTCACTCATCGAAGAACTCCTCCTCCTGCTTCGCCTCTTGCGCGACGAGCGCCGAGATGCACAGCGCCACGCACAGGAAGATGAACACGCAGATTCCAATCGCACTGTAGAGACTCATCGGGTCTCCTTGCGCGGCGCGTCAGGGTTGCGAAGTTCGACGGATGCGAGCAGCTCGACGGCGCGCCGAACCACGCCGGCATAATTGCAGTCGCAACCATCGGCGATTCGCTTGATCAACTGGTAGGTGTCTTCGCGGACCGACACGGCCCGCGGCTTGCGCTCTTCGTCTTGCACTGTGTACCTCCGCGGCTGAGCCGCATTATTCCGACGATAATGCCATCGGCATAATGCGTCAAGCCGCTTTAGAGAATTATGCCGAGACGGTCACCACGATATTCTGCGCCACCTTGCTGAACGCGAGCGGCACCCAGGTCGGCGAACCGTTGGCCGCAAATACCCCGGTGATCGACCCGAAATGCCTTGGGCGGTTGCTCTGACTGGTGGCCGAGACTCGTCTTAGGCCGAGTGCTCCGGGCGGAGGGTATGTGGCGAGCCCGACGGCACCGGAACTGACACGCAATTGGAACTCGTTGAAGTACAGAGCGCACGCGCCGCGATAGTGGGTGGCGCTCTTGCTTGTGTTCTCGCTGTAGGTCAATCCGGTCGGACACCCATTGCCGGGTCCATCCGTGATCGTGCTCCAGACGATCTCAGGATGGTTCGGAATCACATTGCCGTTCCCCGGTTTGTAGGGGTCTGATTCCCACGCGTACGACGCCAATTCGGCGTTGTTGATTTGGCTGCATGTGCGCGGCTTGATCGCATGTCCGCTTGTCCAGCGCACCGCACCAGTGTCGTTTATGTACTTGAAGGGTTCAAGCCACCACATGGGCTTGAAGCTTGTGATCTTCTCCGCCCACGCGTAGAACTTGTTGTCGGACAGGCGTCGGCCCATAGTCACGAACGCCGTGTAGAACCCTGGCGTTGTGTTGTTGGCCTCAGATCCCGGCACGAGTTCGTTCGTTTCGACCACTGCATCGAGGCCGTAGCACGCGTATCCGCAATACGGGATATGTGGCTGAAACGGCGCAAAAGCCCAGGTGGTCCCATTCCAGTAGGACTCGAAGTCCGTCGGAGGTGGCGGCAGGATGTACTGCTGGTACCTGTAGTGTTTGATCAGCGCATTCGCATTGGATACAGGCACCCGGATGCGGCTGAGATCGACTGTGATCGGCGCGTTGTTCGCGAGCAGCGCCTGAAGTGCTTGCAGCCGGGTAGTACCGGAGTAGATGCCTGGCGCCGATTGCGCGGTGAATATCGAGGTACCGTCATTCAGGTTAAGCATCGCCCCAAGCGGCAACACGCCTTGAATGTACGGCGGCGACGGTGCGAATTCGTTCGGCACCACGGCTTCAGGGACGGAGTTCACGCCGTCGAAGTGAACCTGCGTCGTCTCATTGCTCGATGCGCTGCACCACACCTCGATCAGTCCACAGCATGGCTGGTTGGGATCACCACAGCAGCAGACCCGGTGCTTGGAGCTCACTCCTCGGCCCTCACATAGGACGGCGGGACGAGGTACCAGCCCTCGGGGATCGCGATGCGGTTGCTCGAGAGAGTCCACTCGCCGGCGACGCGGTGGTACACGCGGAACCTAGCGTCCGGGCCCACCCTCATCGGGCTCTCCTCCGGCACGAACACGGTCCGGCTGCTCCCGCATCCAAGAGCGAATCCGATCACCAGCGCGGCGCAGAGTATCGCGGTCGCCGTCAGCATCCACTGCGACGGTGCCGCGCTCCATACGGCGGTCGAGCCACCCGATGAGCGCGACGGTGACCTGGGCGACGATTCGCTCAAGCATCGGCCTTCTTTGCGTCGGCCGCGAATATGAGGCCGAGCCCTGCGATGATGGCTGCGGCAGCGGCACCCCAATCGGGGTTTGGCCAGCCGTTCATGATCGCGGCGGCTGCGGTGAGGATCGAGGCGATGCCGGCCATAGTCGTCTTACGGTTCTGCATGATCACGCTCCAGTGCGGCTAGCCGCCGCTTGAAATCTGAAAGGTCGGTGCGGAGCTTCAAGAGCTCCATGTCAATGGCGTTCAACTTGGCGAGCACGCGCCAAGTCGTTCCAATGATTGTGGCGACGATGGTCGCCGCCGCTGCGAAGTCGACAAGGTTCATCTCAGACTCCGTGCAGATATCCTTCGGTAACCATGATGCGCATATCCGGCGTTCCAGTTGTCGATGCGAAGTACAACTTCACTGCGTTTGGCGCGTTGCCGACGCAGTGCCACTTGTTCGCCGTGATCGTTGCTCCGGTCGTGATGCCTGTTCCGGTTCCGTTGACGCCAACTCGGAAATTAGAGTCGGACCAAACGTAAACCGAAAACCCTGCGTTAGCCTCGAATCCGCCCACCTTGGCGCTCGTCAACACTTGCGTTCCAGTGGTGCTAAGTGCGACGACGTCAGTGTGCCAAATGCGATTCATCAGATGCTCCCTAGAGTGCGACCTTAACGGCCTTGATGGTGGTGCAGCCCGGAAGGCTGTTTACGAGTGTGGTGGCGCGCGCGGTGATGTTCACGTCACCCTTCGCGGTGAGGTACATGGTGTCGGTCGCCGCGAGCGTCACAAGCCCCGAGATGCTCATGTGGAGCGAGTAGCCGCCGAGACGCAGCGTGCCTTCGGCGCTCGCGACAATGTTGTTGCCGAGAAGGTCGCCAAGGCGTGCGGCGGCAACGAACGCGGCGCTGTGCGTGAGCTCGAGCTCGCCCCACACAAGCCATGTTCCAGCTGTGAGCGTGACGCCGAGCACCGTCGTGAACTGCGTGCCGGATACGGAGACATTGGTGCCGAGCGCGCTGTTCGCGTAGGTGAGCGGGATCGTCTGGTTGATCGTCAGCGCCGGCAGCGCGTCCACCGTGATCGCCGTGGTAGTCGGCGACACCGTGAGGCTCTGTACGGTCGGCGTGACGATCAGATCAGGCATTACCTAGTCACCTCGGGAGTAATGTAGAACGATCCCTCAAGAATGCGAGTCACGACGCCGCCGGTTTCGTACTCGATGTCGTAGACGCCGGCGAGCGGAGCCGTGAACGCCGCGGTCGCCGTCGCCGAGATCAGCGGCACGATGTGCGAGTGGTTGCCTGATTGGCTGACGGTGATGCCGGACGCGTTGGTCAAGCTGAACACCGTGCTAGTCGCCGCGTGCGAGGTGCGGCCCTGCATCCTCACGGTGTAGCCCGTGAGGTTCGTATCGTTGACCCGAAGGTCGAACGTGAAGGTCGCGCCCTGTTCGATTGTGATGTCGTAGCGTGCAGCCATGTGATCATCCGAAGCAAAGGGTGCGAACACGAACGAATCCCGCGCCGCCTGCGCCGCCAGCGCCGCCTGCCGTCGTCCCCTGACCACCGCCGCCACCGCCGCCGCCGCGCACAGCTGCGCCACCCGCGCCGCCTGCGCCTGCGGTGCCTTCACCGCCGCCGCCACCGCCGTGGCCGAATCCGGTGATCGTGTCGTAGCCGCCTGCGGTGCCAGCGACTCCGGTGCTGCCGCTTGCGCCGCCTGCGCCGCCGCCGCCACGCGCAATCTTGTTGCTGGCGTCTACATCATTAGTGGCGGCTTTCCCGCCTGTGCCGCCAGTTCCCGAGTTTGTCCCGGCACCGCCGCCGCCAGGCTGCATCGCTGCTCCGTGACAGCCGTCTTGCCCAGCCTGTATGCCTGGTGCACCGAACATCGCCCAACCGGCACTTGACCCATTGTTTTCCTGGATGGAAACAAACTCCGGTGTCGATCCGCCGTAAGCATCAACATCGTTTGCACCGCCAGCCGCATAAAGGTGCGTTCCGAAGGAGCTACGGCTTCCGCTGGTAGGCGAGTAGATATCGTCAGGTGCGCCGCAAGTCACCGAAACGGTTGCTCCCAGCGCGGAAGCAAGGAAGGTCTTTTGCGCCGTGCGGCCGGCGATTCCTCCCGCTCCGAAACCTCCTGTGCTTCCGGCGGCTCCGTTAGATCCCGCACCGCACATCGTCACCTCGACCCACAGCGCGTTGGCGGGTTTCGTCCAAGTGCCGCTCGCGGTGAAGTCCTGCGTATCGACGGTGAGCGCCTGGGAGATGTTCACGCCGCCGGCGGTCGCGCCGTCGCCGATGTACACCTTCTTGGTGTCCGTCACATAGATCGGCTCACCCTCGAGCGGGGTGAACCCGGTGCGATCGGCCTCGACGCCGCGTCGAATGCGAAGTGGCATTAGTTGAAGCTCCCGAAGTTGTAGTTCGCGACGGAACCGCCGAGCGCGAATGTGCTGAAATCAAAGTCCCAATCCACGAATGCGAACGTGCCGCCGTCGTAGACGCCGAATGTCCCGTAGTCGAAATCGATGGTCGGCGCGTCGAAAGTGCCGTAGTCGTCGCTAAGCCCGGACCCGGCGATGAAATCGCCGAAATCCGTATCTGAGGTCAGCGGAATGTCGCACTGGCCGTCTAGTGCATTCGGCACGCTGAAGAACCATCTGGGTGCGCCTAGCTCTGACACGGTGCAGAACAGCATCACATAGCCTTGCACCGGTTGCAGCGCGAACGTACCCGGAAGTCCTGCGGTCGACACGCCTGGGCCGGCGTAGCTGCCCGTATTCATCCCCTCAATGACATTGAGCGCAGTTCCTTCCCATCCTCCGCGATTCACGAACGACCGCTCACCCCAGCTGTCGTCGCTCGGCATCTCCGCCCGCACCCAGTGGTACAGCCACCTATTCGGCGCGAGATATGTCCAGTCGACTATGCGCGCGATGATGAACGGTGTATGAGCCGCGACCGTGGGGAACTCCCGGCCGTGACGCCTGGCGTTCCTGTCCTGCACCAGCTGGCGAAGGCGGGTCTTGGTCGTGGTGTTCATCATGCGATGAAGCTTCCTTCCCGCGCCATCTCCTTGGTCACGGTCGAGTCGAAAGTGTCGTTGTAGATTTGGTTGAGGTCGGCAGATTCCCGATAGTCGCTCCGCCAAAAAACATCCGACGGGTCATCGGTGCCAGTGTCGAAGAAGATCGAGCCTTGACGGTCGCGACGGGGTTCCTGCACGCAGTCGTACCACGCGTCCCAACGGAAGCTGTAGGTGATCCTGTAAATCTCCTCGCGCATATTGGTGATTGACGCGTTCGTGCAGAACACCTGGTTCGGCGACCAATACAGGAAGTTGGCGCTGTTCCACTTGTTCTTGACCGAGGAGATGGTGTCGTACACGGCGATGAGATTCGAAGGTCCGTTTGCCGTGTCGATCAGCAACGACACGCGTACATCGATGACTTTCACCTTCTGAATCATCGGCTTGCCGCCGGTGGTGGTCGAGGTTCCGCCGATGTCAGTCGTCGTGTCGTTCTTGTTGAATGCAGGGTTGATCGTGTACTGCCGGCGCCAAAGTTCGGCTTCCCGCTCATTGGCCTCGAATTCGGTGGTGACCGGAAGCACATACTGCCGGCCTCCGAATCCAGCCTTCGGCACCAGCCACTGGTAGTCCGTGTCGGCGTTCATCGTCACGTCGAACACGTCAAGCGACGTCCGGTTGACCGGAACCACGTTGAGCGATCGACAGCGCATCGTCCCGAGAACCGTCGTCATGCTGAAGGTCTCGAGTAGCTGTCCCGGCTGCTTGAAGTTCGCGATGGCCAACACCGCGTTGAATCCGGTGCTATCGAGCGTCTGCTTGCTTGACATCACCACGCGGCGCGTCTCGGTGTAGGACGGTCGGGGGTTACTTAGATTCAGCGAGGATGCTGTAGTAAATGCAGGCATCTACTTGCTCCACCAGCTATCGATGAGGGCAGCGGCCATGCCGAGTCCCATGTTTTCAGTAGGATCCAATCCGACCATACGCATTAGATCGGATGCGCCGATCACACCTGCGGTCGTCCCGGTCGCCTGCGCAACGGTCTGCCCTTGACTCAATCCGCCAAGCATCGCGCCGGCCGCAGCTGGTCCGACCTGGGCAATCGTTGCGAGTTGCCCGGTGCCTCCACCGGCTACGGCGAGACCGCGCATCATTCCCTGCATGAACGTCGTATTCGCTCCCGGTCCGGGTGCCGGAAGCGCGGCAAGCGCCTGCGCGCTGCGCTGGGTCAAGCCAAATTCAGAAAGTGGTCTTGCATTGGCCAGGTCGAGCTGCTCGAGCGCCTGTATCGCCTTCTGCCTCTCGGCAGGCAGACCTTGCAGCGCCTCGACCATCATGCCGATGCCGCCCGTCAGCGCGCCGATTGCTGCACCGCCGACGCCAAGTCCGATTCCGGCTGGCCCGAGCGACGCGAGCCCGAGCGCGCCGCCGGCCATGCCGAACGCGCGATTCGCCACGCCGAACTTGGCCACCGCCTCGCCGGCTTGCATGACGGTGCTGCGCGTCTGCGCGAATCCCTTGCGCATCCTTTCATTCTCGGCGCGCAGCCTGCGCAGCCTCGCGGTCGCCTGATCGGTCGCCTTCGCGAGTCCGCTCGAGTCGCCGGTGATGGCGACATTGACCTTGGAGACCTTAGCCACGTCGCCCCCAGTACTTCAGGATGACCTTGGCCACCACGTCTTGGATGTCGTTCAAGAGGTATGGCGCGGCCATCTGCGAGGCGCGCCGCAGGAAGAAAGAGCCCTTGACGCTGCCGATGGTCGTGAACCCGTATTCCTTCTTCTTTGTCGCTCCGCGCGTCCTTGCACGCAGCTGCTCCTCGTCGGTCGCCTTCCGCCGGATCTTGTGGCCGAACTCCACCCAGCGCAAATACCAGTGCGGCGTTTCGTAGCTGCCGCGCTTTTCCTTCACGCCGACGGCGGCCCACACGACCTTGCCCTGCGAATATCCGCGCACCTTCGTGGTGATGTGGTTGCGGATGTGCGGGTTTGGACGCTCCACGCCGCGGACCTTCTCACTGGCGGCCGCGTTTCCAAAAGGGGCCAGCGTCTTCGCCACCTTCGCGACTCGCGCGGTGTATTTGCGGAACCCGGCCTTCATGGCTTCGGTTGCGTATGGCGTGGCAAGGCGCTTCAGCTCGCGGTTGACGAGCTCGATGTCGGCGCCGTTCACTTCAGCGGAGATGTTGAAGCTGTTGCGCAATATCGACCGCCATTCCTGCTTTGCCCTTGAGCCCGTTGAACACCGCTACGGGCGTCTCCATCGTTACCTGTATGTCCGCCGCCCTCAGGATTTCGCGGGCGGCGCTTGCAAGTCCAAGCCCTCCGTGTAGAGCGGCTCGATGTATCTCGAGAGCTCTATCACGGCAGGACCGTCCAGCCGCATGACCTCCTCGAGCGACGCGAACGCAGGCGCGTCGCCCTCGAGCACATGGTGCAGGACGAACCAAGCCGGCATGTACTCCCCGCGCGCGCTCGCGTCGAGAGCTGCGACCACATCGGCGACGCGCGGCCGCCTGATCGCGACGCGCTCGCCGCGAAATTCGATGTGATAGGGCTTTGCGAGGAGTGCGGCGATCATTGGGTGATGGTGATTGGGCTCGCGGCGTCGCTGTCGGAGGCGGTGTAGATGAGGCTGGCAGAGACCTGGCAGACGCCGTTCGGCGCAGCGGTGAGATTCCAGCTTGTCACCATAGCCTTGCCGCTGATCGACTTCGACGCCGCCCACGAGATCGTAAGCGGGTTGATTGCGGTTCCGGCCTCGATCGCTGAGAGGATCGCCGTATGTCCGCCGATGCCGGAATCCCAAAAGAAATCGATATCGCACTGCGCGGTGAGGATTCCGACGACATGGCGGGTGTAGTCGTCGCCGAGCGCGGTGACCTCGATTGGCTGCTGCGTGACGGTCACCGACACGTTGCCGATCCCCTTGACCGCGGAATTGGCGCCGATGGTGATGGACATTGAATTGGTTGCGGTAGCCATGTCAGGGAGTCCAGTAGATGGTCAGGTTTGCGGTGCAGACGGCCGGCTCGGCCTCGTCGCCTTCGCCGACGACGGGATCGTCAATGGGCGCATAGGTCGATTCGATCACGCAGTTGCTTGCGTTCACGCCGACGATGTAGGTGCGCAGCTTCGTGATCGCGGCCGCGGCGAGGCTTTGCGCGCTTACCATCGTGGCCGCGACGGCGGAGAGCTCGAGCGTGTAGACGTGAAGCGTGTCGCCGACGGCCGCTGATTCGCCCGTCGGCATACGCACGACGAGCGCCGGCAGCGCTCCGCTCTGGAGGCGGGCGCCGATGTGGACCCGGTCGGCGGCCGCAGTCTGCGGCGCCGCGACGAGCCCTGCCACCACGGTCGCCTCGATCATGCGACCTCCGTGCAGTCGATCACTGCGAGGCGGTCGCGCTCATCGAGGTTCTGCACGCCGTTTATCCGCAGCGTCTTCCCGCGCACCTCGATGCGGTCGAGCTCGGTGATGTCGAGCCTCGCGACATTCGGCCAGCGCACGCGGACCTCGTAGCTGACCGTGACGGCGACGCCGTCGGCATAGGTCTGCTCGGTCGGCGCCGCCTCGCGGATGTCGCAGCGGAAGCTCCCGCTGTCGGTGAACGTGTTGGTTCGGCGTCCGAGCGCGTCGACAGTGGTCGCGGCCTTGAGCAGCGTGGCGTTCCACCGGAGCCGGCCGCCGGAGATCATCGCATCGGGCTCCTGACGCCGGCCGCGTCGATGATGTACTCGAGGGAAAGCGGGACCTGCTGGAGCCCGACGACGGTCAGCGCCTCGGGATTGTTGTACCAGGCGCCGATGAGCGCGATGGCGGCGTGGACGATCTCGTTCGGCAGCGCCGAATATCCGCAGGTGTAGTTGACCGTGATCGCGGTGCCCTGGTAGATGCCAGGCTGCTCGAGGAACCGGATGTACGGAAAGTTGCCCTCCGTCCGGTCGATCCAGTAGTCGGTCGCCGGCATCGTGGTCAGCGTGTTGCCGCCGTCGTAGTACTGGACGTTCGTCACGGCGGTGAACGGGAAGCCGTCGATTACGGTGTCCTCGAATGCCCGCAGGTACAGCGCCTTCGACTGCGGCGAGAGCGTCAGCGCCGTGCGCCGCTCGACAAGCGACAGCGCGGCCTCGCGCAGCCGGATGAGCTCGGCGTCGTCGTCCGTGTAGTCGATGCGGAGCGCCGACTTGATTGTGGAGAGCGGAATGCTCATGGAAACGGCATCTGGGGGTTTCCCCCCAGACGCCGCGATGCGAATGGAATCAGCAGGTGATCGCCGCGAACGCGTTCGCGAGCATGATGCGCGAATCGGTGCGGGTGTACACGATGAGGTTGACCTGGTGGGTCGCGCTCTCGGAGTACGGATCGATGAGCGAGGTCACGCCGGTGCGGTCGAAGATCTCGAAGTACTCGAAGTTGCCGATCAGCATGAACACGTTGTTGTTCGTCGTCGCGGTGGGACCGTACTTCGCCACGCGGTACGGCACGCCGTAGATGGTGCCGGGGAATCCGCCGACCATGGAATCCGCGTTGCTGTTCGCAACCGTCCAGATGTATTCGGTCGCGCCGCTGCTGGTGACGCTGTTCTTGAGCTTGCGCACGGTCTTGAGCACGCTGTCGTGCATGACCCAGGAGAACCGCGGTCCGGTGCGGTATTCCGGCGGCACCAGGTGGTAGGTGTCGATGATGTTGTCGGCGGTGATCGTGGTCTGCGCGGCGCCGCCGAGGTCGGTCACCTGGCTAAGAGCTGCGAGCTTCGACTGCATGGAGGAACCCATGCAGCCCTCGGGCTGCGACGAGCCGCTGCCGATGGTGAAGGCCTCCTCCTGCTTCAGGGCGATGCTCATGCCGCACTTGTCGGCGCAGTAGGCAAGACCGGTCCCGATTCCGCCGGAGCCGATGGCGTCCTCGATGAACTCCTGCGAGATCGTGAGGCGGGTCGCGTACTTGTACGGCACGACGCTAATGGCGGTGCCGAACGTCACCTCGTCCTGCGTCACGCTCGCGGCCTCGCCGATCAGGCTGGTCGCCGGCAGCGCGCCCTCGACGGTGATGGTGCGCTTGGAGTCGATGGTGTTGACGCGAGCGAGCGAGCGGATGACGCCGGCCTGCTGCATCTTCTCGACAATGCGCCGCTCCATGTCGGTCGGCACGCCTGCGCCGCTCGTCGTGAGCGCGATATCGTTCGCGGCGCGGAGCTCGGCCATGTTGCCCTGGACGATGCTGCGGAGCCAAGCCTCGCCGTACTCGCGGCTGTCGCGGGTGAATCCCTGACCACGGACCGACCGCGGGGCGCGCGGATCGAGCACGGGCTGGGCCTCGCGCTTCGCGAGCCGCTCGCGCATCGCCTTCATCTCGGCGGCGTCCTGCGCCCGCGCTTCGATCGCGTCCAGGTCGGCGTCCATCCGGGTGAACTTCTGCTTCTCCTCGCCCGATCCGCGATCATCGACGGACTGGGGCGCGCGCCCGGTGCGGGCCTCGTAGGCCGCCAGCGACTTGCGGTACTCGTGGGTGATCGACTGAATCTCGTTCAACTCGTCAGACATGATCTGCCATCCTTCTAAAGTGGAGTGCGAGCCGCGCATAGACGGCTTCGGTGTATGCCGCGCTAACGCTGCGCAGGCTCGAACTGGTCTGGGGGTATGCGGCGTCCTGCACGATGGACACCTCGACAAGGTTCGCTTTCTTCACCAGCCGGGAGCTGCGGTCCTTCGACCACGAATCCTCGACCACGAAGAAACCGAAAGACATCTCGCCCGAGAGATCGCCGCGCTCCAACAGCGCGCGCACATCGTTCCCGAGCGTGGTATCAGGCAGCGTCGCCTCGAACGCGAGGCCGTTGCGGTCGCTGCGAAGCGTGAGCGTGCCGGAGCGCGTGCGCGCCAGCGGCATCGATGCGTCGTGGTTGTAGTACAACTTCACGTCGCCCTTGGCCGACAGCGTGTCGTTGAACGCGCCCGGCGCGATCCGCTCGGTGAACTTGCGGCCGCCCTCGACGATCTCGCGCGAGTCTTGCCCGTATACGGCCGCGTAGCCGGCGAGCGTGCGCCCGTCGAGCTTCTGCTCGGTCGCCTCGATGCTGCGCCTAGAAATCATTGGCGGTCCCTTCCTGCGCCGACGTGTCGGTGCCGATGTTCGTCTGGCCTCCGCCTGTGCCCATGTTCATCGCGACGATGGGCTCGTCGAGTCCGGGGAGCGGCGACAGGTCGAGCTCTTCGCGTGCTTCGTTTCGGGTCATGAAGCCGGCTTCAACGGCGGTTCGGAGTGCCGCCATCGTCTCGGCCATGCCAGGACGCACGAGCTCGTCCGTGTCCCATGTCACCGTCTCGCCCGGACCCGCGAGCTTGGCGAGGATCTCGGCCTTCCAGATGTTCAGCCACTGCGACAGGCACGCATCGACATACATGCGAGACAGCCACTCGAGCGAACCGTAGGACGATCCGACATCCTCCGAGAGGTAGGACGCCGGCACTCCGTAGATGCGCGACACGTCGCCGATGCTGTACTTCCGCGCTGCCTCGAGTCCGGTGTCGTCCAGCGTGCTCGAGATGCGCTCGACCTTCATGCCCTCGGCGAGGACCAGCGGCTTGCCGGCGTTGACGCTGCCGGCGTGTCGCTTGATGTAGTCGGCCTCGATCTTCTGCATCGCATCGGGAGAGATTCGACCCGGGTGCACCAGCGCGATCTTCGGGTTTCCGGCGTTCGTGTAGGACTCGAGCGCCATCTGCTCCTGCGCGGCGAGAACTTGCAGCGAGGTGCGGCACAGCGAAATGGGCGATTCGCCCCACAGGCCGTTGGTGTTCGGCGCCTTCAGATGGAAAACCTGCTCCAGCTGGAGATCGCCGTACAGGCGGGTGCGGTAGAACGGCACGGCCGTCGTAGTGTCGAGGCTCACGCTGTCGGGGTCGAGCAGGATGAGCTCGAGCAGCTCGCCGCCGCGCGTGCGGTTGATCGCGGCGAACGCGTTCCCCCACAGAAGGAGCTGCATCGTCATCGCGCGCCGGAATTCGTGCGCCGACATGAAGCGCGACGGATTCGCGAGGAGCGACTCGGCGCCGGCCGACGACACCTCGAGCTCGACGCGCGCGCAGTCGCTCGAGATAAGGGACGCCGCGCGGTACACCGGCGTATATCGCAGCGCGTTCGACGCCGTGACGAACGGCACCTTTCCGGTGCCTTCGCTCAGGATCGTCGCGCTGTACGGGCCGACGAAGAGACGCTGGAGCAGCTTGCCTAGCACGCAGGTAGTTTCGCGGCTAAGTCAAGAACCTAGTGTCTCCAAACTAACTATTAGAGCGATTCGTATACGCTCGCCTGTTGGCCGCCCCAGCAATGCACCGCGATCACGGCGGCCACCAGCGGGTCGATGATCGACCGCTCGGCCGCCTTCCCCAAGCGGATGTTCTGATTGCTGTCGCGCTTCGCGATGGCCGTGCGGCACGCCGTGCGCATGATGGGGTCGTCGCCGATCAGGAAAGCGCCTGACGCCCACAGCTGCTGGAATATCTGACAGCCGGGACCGAAGGTGCCGATGCCCATGCTGTAGGTCTCGAGCGGCATACCGTCGGCGACAAGCTGCTCGGCGAGGTACTTCGAGCCCCAGCGGTCGTAGCCGACGCGCTGCACTGACAGGAAGTCGCAGACCTCCTTCATTTTGGCCCGGATGGATTCGTAGTCGATCTCGCGCCCTGGCGTAAGCTCGATGTTCCCGCTTGCCGCCCATGTGCGCACGGGCAGCCGGTAGTCGAGCTCTCGCTGCGCCACATCCGCCTTTGGCCACCAGTACCAGCCGCGCAGTACGACCTTTCCGTCGTCAAGCGGGATGCACGCGACGAGCGCGGACATGTCGAGCGACTTGGACAAGTCGAGCCCAAGCCAAGCCTCGCGGCCTCGGAGCAAATCCCAGTCGATGTCCTTCCCGCCCGGCCACAGCGCCATGTCGAGCCATCCGCCTGTGTCCTCGCTCATCCGCGCGCAGTGGTAGCGGGTGAACTCGTGCCGGCCTAGCGGCGAATTGCGCATGGTGTTCCAGCTGCGGCGCAACGATTTGATATCAGGTTGTCCGTACTCAAGGCCCGGATTCGCCTTTGCCCAGGTCGATTCGTCCTCGATGGCGTCCTCGGGGTCGAGGCCGTACAGCATCGGAAGGACCGAATCGTCGGTGATCTCGCCTCGCAGGATCGCCTCGCCCGTGGCGACGAGCTCCCCGTAGATGTTGTCTGGCTGCGAGCCCGGCGTCGTAATGATGAGGCCGAGCGATTCCTTGCGTTTGCTGCCCGTGGTGAGCAGCTTGGTCAGGAACCGGCCTTTGAACTCAGCCGCTTCGTCCGCGACCCACATGGATGGATTCAGGCCGTCAAGGCTGCGCTCGAGCGCCGGCAACCCGGTCATGAGCGAATCCTGTTGCTTCAATTCGATCCTGTCCCACAGGACCGACACGTCTGGTCGCTCCTGCCGGCGGATCATCGTGCGGGCGGTGTCCAGGCAGATGGCCGCCTGTTCTTCGTTGTTGGCGATGACGTGGACGCGGCGGCCGGCGCCGGCGAGCAGGTCGTACAGACACAGGCCGGCCGCAAGCGTGGTCTTGCCGGCGCCTCGAGCGACTTGCAGAATGGCGAGCTTGGTGCGCCGGCGGTTGTCGTCGGTGTAGCGCCAGCCGTAGCAATTGGCGATCACCCATGATTGCCACGGCCGCAACTGGAACGGTTTGCCGGAATCGTCGCCGACGAGCGACAGCGCGGCAAAGTGGTCATGGATTGCCTGGACCGTCGGCCAATCCATGTACAGGTCGGCGCGCTCGAGGTCGGCGAGGAAGCGGCGCGCGGCAGCAAACAGGTATTTGGAC